CGACCGGCGGGCACACCGCGTTGCCGATGCCCAGCACGGCGTCAGCACGGCTGCTGCGCGGCCACTGGTAGCTGTCGTCAAAGCCCATGGCCCGCGCGTACTCGCGGATCGTCAGCGGGCGGTACTTCGAGCCCCGCACGACGGCCCACTGGTCCTTGGTCGTGATGGTGCGGATCGGCTCGTGCACCGGGACGCCGGGGTGACCCGTGACGTGCTGCACCAGGCAGTCGCGGCCCGAGCGAGCCTGAGCGGACCTGATGCGAGCCTGCGCCCCGGGCGACGCCGCCGTGATGGGGCGCCAGCCGGGCGCCTTGGGGTCGAGGTGCGGCCAGAACGCCGGCTCGGGCACCTCGGGGTCCGCGAGGCGCAAGCGGCCAGCAGCGCTCCCCCTGAGCCCAACAATGAACAGGCGCGTTCGGCGCTGCGGCACGCCCCAGCGGCTCGCGGTCAGCAGGTGTTCCGTCAGCGTGTAGCCGAGGGCTGCGAGGGCCTGGCACCACACGTTGAACAGGCGCCACTGCTTGAACGAGGGGACGTTCTCCACCACGAGGGCGGCGGGCTCGGTCGCGTCGGCGCAGTCCACCACGGCCCAGGCCGTGGAGCGTAGCTCGTCGTGGTAGCGCCTGCGCGCCGGCTGGCTCGCCGTCGAGTGTCCCTGGCAGGCCGGCGACGCCAGCAGCACGTCGAACTCGGGCAGCGAGCCCCAGTCGGCCTGGCGCACGTCCTGGCAGGCGTGCATCGTGTTCGGGTGGTTGGAGGCGTGGGCCTCGACAGCCAGCGGCCAGTGGTTCGCGGCCCAGAGCACCTGGGCTCCAGCGGCGAGCGCCCCCGAGGTGAACCCACCCCAGCCGGCGAACAAGTCGATACAACGAACGGTCATTCAGGCCTCCCGGCTCCACCGGAGCCAAGCTCGCCCCCCTCCGTGGGGGCGGTGTCCCGGGCCAACCGACCCGGCCCGGCCCACCGAGGGCCGGTCCCTTGTATGTACCAGGGTTCAGACACCAAGGCCAGAAAAATGCTTGACAGGCCATAAACCTACGTTTTCGCCTGGTTTTTTTTTCGTTGGAGCTTGGAAGGTGGGGCCGGGAACCGCGCCCCAAGGGGATCAAGCCGATCCCGTTGGGATCGCCGGCTGGGGACGGGACCGGGAGGCCGGGAGGGAGGGGACCAAGCCCCCCGGCCCGTCACCGTGCGTCGTACGATACACGGAGCAGGTGCGGGTCGAGCTGTTCGTCGGTCCACCCGCCCACGGTCGCCCAGCGGTCCCCGAGAGCCACCCGAGCAGCCGAGGCGCGCAGGCCCCGCCAGCAGGCGCCCCCTGCGTACGCTGCAAGACGGTGCAGGTGCGGGTTAGACCTGCACTGGCCGTACGAGCTGCGAAGCACCGTCAGGCCCACCGCGGCGCACTTGCGTGGGTCGTCCAGCAGCTCTGGCCCGGTCCACCCGCGGGTGTAGGTGTTCGCGGTCCCTCGCTTCCCGAGGTTGATCTGCATGTAGCACCAGCTCCGTCCGCCGTCGTTCCACCCCACTTTGGCTAGGCGCGCGCGCTCGGCCCCCGTGGCAAGGACGATCTCGCTCCAGCCCGACTCGTACTTGCTCACGGCGAGCATGAGCGCGGCTGTCCGCTTGCGGGCGTTCGGCCCCTGGAACACGGGCGCCTCGTCGGGGTTGTACGCTGCCCAGGCGACAGCGCCGGCCCACTGCTCGTACCTGGCTCGGGCGTCGTCGTCCTGCGGGGGCACCGCGGAGGTCATGAGCCCGAGCAACCATGCTGCGACTGTTGTTAGATCCATGCGCGGGTCGTACAGCCGGCGCGATCAGGGCGCAACCCGCGGTGGACGACTCGACGACCCGGAATTTCGATCCCAGGGGCTAGGGGTCCGACGAGAAATCTTGCCCCGCCGACGCAACCCCGGTGGGCGCCGCCGCGCACCCGTGGGCGACCGCCGCCATGGCGACGCCGAACACCACGGACACGACCGCGAACACTTTGAGCACCCGCAGGCCCGTTCGGCTGATCAACGTTTGCATGCTGCACCTCGCTGCGCGCAGAGCGCGGCTACGTTCTGTTCCAAGGCGCTAACGCGGCGCTGGAGCTCCCGCAAGTCCCCGGCCTGGTCGGTCGTGTCCTTGCTGCATTCCCGCAATCCGGCCTGCGCTTCGTTGACGCCCCGCTCGAGCGACACGGCGTGGACGACGTGGTCGCTCAGGCGCTTGTCGAGCGTTTCGACGGATTGCGCAACGCTGCGCAGCGAAGCAAGACTGGCACCCGCGCCGAAGATGACCGGGATCAGCCAAAGCACGAACGGGATGTACTTGCTTGCGCCCTTGTCGGGCTCGGGGGAGTTGTCTCTTCCAGCAGCCACGACGCTGTACCTACCCGGGCTTCTGTCCGCCATTCGGAAAGCCTCGCCGCAAGTCCTGGGCGACGGACACGCCGCCTACCGCAAGAACGAAGACCATGATCCCGCGACCCGCCCATGCGGGAAGCTGCGCGAGCTGCGCGAGTGACACGAGCGCCGCGACCAGCGCGACGGCAAGCACGACCCAGGCGCCATCGAGCTTGGGCACCCGGCGGCGCAAGGCGGCGACCGCCGCGATCACGATTGCCACCTGCTCGGGCATAGACAGGTCGTCCATGCCACCAAGTTACCACCGCTCAGGGCTCTTCGTCGTGGGAAAGGTTGTCGAATCGGGTGTACTGCTTCTCGAACGCGAGCCGGATCGTGTCGGTCGGGCCGTTGCGCTGCTTGGCCACAATCACGTCGCAAGTGCCCTTTGTCTCGGCGTCCTTGTCGTAGTAGTCCTCGCGGTAGAGGAACGCGACGACGTCCGCTTCTTGCTCAAGCTCGCCCGACTCGCGCAGGTCCGAAAGCATAGGTCGCCGCCCGCCGCGCCCTTCTTCCGGCCCCCGGTTGAGCTGGCACAGCGCCATGATCGGCACGTTGACGGCGCGGGCCGTGCGCTTGAGCGCTCGGGCGATCGAGCCGACCTGCTCTTGCCGGCTGCGCGCGGCGGGGTCTTGGGGGTTCATGATCTGGAGGTAGTCGACGACCGCAAGGGCGACGCGGCAGCCCAGCCGCGAAGCCATCGCGACGGATCGCTGGAGCTTCGCGCGCAGGTCGAGCGGCCCGAGGCCCACCGTGTCGTCCAAGTACATGGGCAGCTTGTAAAGCTCGTTGCGCACGTACTGCATGCGCCCAAGCTCCTCGTTGGTGACCATGCCCAGCCTCGCTCGGTTCAGGTCGATCCGTGCGCCCTGGCACACCAGCCGCATTGCAAGCTGGTCGCGCGGCATCTCCAGGCTGAACACCACGGCTATGTTGCCGTTGGGCGTTGCCGGCTCCCCGAACACCGCGCCCTTGTACTCGGCAACGGTCTTCGCCGCCTGCATCGCGAAGCTCGTCTTCCCCATGCCAGGGCGCGCGGCGACGAGGATCAAGTCGGTGGCCATCCACCCACCCGTAACCTGATCGAGCCGCTTGAACCCGGTGGGGGCGCCCAGGCGCATGCCATCGGAACGCGCGGCGACCTCCATCCGGTCGCTCGACTCCTTGATCGCCACGCTCAGCGGCACCAGCTCCTTGTCGACCTGGCCGCGGGCGACGCCAGCGATCTTCGCCTCGGCGTCGTCGAGGAAGCTCTGCGCCTCGCCTGGGTGCGCGTAGGCCTCGGCGGCAATCACCTGGCTGGCACGGATAAGCTCGCGCAGCCGCCACTTGTCCTTGACCCTGTCGCAGTAGGCCTTGACGTTCGAGACGACCGGGACCGCGTCAAGCACCTCCGCAAGGTACACGGCGCCGCCCACCCGCTGGAGCATTTCGCGATCGGCCAGCCACGACCGCACGGTAAGAATGTCGATCGGAACGCCACGCCCGTGCAGGTCGATCATGGCGTGGAAGATCTTGGCGTTGGCGTCCGAGTAGAAGTGCTCGGGGTGGAGCGAAGCAATAACCTCGGCGCCGTAGCGCTCGGGGTCGAGAAGGACGGTGGAAAGAACCGCCGCCTCTGCGGTTAAGTCGTTGGGCGGTACGATGCGTTCGGTTGTCATTGTGCGCAGGCTAGCGTCGCCTGGTGTCCAATGCAACCTGTTGCGTTGGGGGCAGTCTACTTGGTCTGAATGATCGTGATGTCTGCCAGGACCGGGCCGGGGGCGCCCGCGACCGAGCCGCCCACGGTGAAGCCGAACGGGTTGACGCCGGCAGGGAACTCGACGGCGCCGAGAGCTGTGTAGACCATGGCGCTCGCCGTCAGCCCCCCGTTCACGTACGGAATCCACGGGCCGGCGTAGGCCGCGCCAGGGGAGGCGGCGACCGAAACGTTTTGCAGCCACCAGACGTCGCGATCGATCGCGCCGCTGTTTGGCGCGCTGGTCTGCCCTTGCTGGAGGTGGCACTGGTTTGCGTCGATGTACGCGCCGTCCGCGATGAGTTGGTTGAAGTCGCAGTCGCGGAAAACGCCCACCGGGTAGGCCTCGGTCCCGATGCCGGCGATCCTGGTGAGCAGCCCCGAGTGGCAGTTGTAGCCTTCGCAGATCGTCGGGGGAATGACGAAGGCGAACGCCCCGCCGAGGTCCAGCTCGTTCCACACGCAATGGTAGAGCCTGACGTGACCGGCCCGCAGCTCGGGCACGTCCGTGTCGCTCAGGTCGTTCGAGAAAATCGACTGGACGTCAACGTAGTAGGCACGGACGTGCGCCTCGTTGTGAGGCTCGATCCTGTCGACCTCGCAATGGTGGAGATCGACCGCGCCCTCCGCTCCGCTCGGGTGTGCGACGCCCGACAAGTAGTAGACCTCGAGCGTGCCCTCGTGGTTCACCTCTTGGTAGCCGACGTAGTCGAACTGCGAGATCGTCTGTTGACCGAGGATCAGGCTGTCCCGCACGAGGACGTCGCCCGTCGCGATCAGGTGCAGAGCAAGGCGCGTCCTCGCCCGGGAAATCACCAGGCACCGCCACAGCAGCAGGGGCAACGTGTCGAAGATGGTCAGGTTGGGCACGTTGCTGCCGTCGACTTTGATCGCGTAAGCGGGGCTGCCCTCCACCGGGTCGACCTGCTCGATCTGAATGTCCGTGATGTACATGCCCTGGAGGTTGTGCGTGCCCGAGTACTCGATCACGGGCACGCTCCCGTCCGCTCCCACGATCGTTGCTCCCCACTTGCTGGTCAGCGTGATGTTGTCCACGCTGGGCCAGGTAATGTTCTCGGTGTACACGCCGGGTCCGACGAACACCACGTC